TGCTTTTTTCCAGTATTACCTCCCATTTGTTCAGCCAATATTTCCATAGCTTTTCCAATACTATCAAAATCACCATCTATCAAATCAGCCAAATCATCAACACTTAAATCACAATCTTGCTTTGCAGCTCTATGTCCATCCTCAATGCCACAATATATTAAAGTCAATGCATCATCTAATGTCATGTCCACACCAAGTTTATCTAAATCTTGCAATGATGTATTTGTTTTAGATGAATATTTTCTTAATGCATTAAAACCAAACTTAATTGGTAGTTTTTGTTTGTTTATCTCTATAAAAGTATAATTCATTTTTTTGTTTAGTTTAGTAAGGATTGGAGCAATGGTACTAAACAAAAAGTACCAAAGCTCCTCACCTAATTTTTTAGTTTATTGTTTGTATCAATTCACCAGTTCCCTCAATAGAAAGAGAATAAGTTGCAGTATCTTCTGTTCCACCAGTAATGCTTACAGATGTAATAAAACCTTTACCACTATAACTTATATCGTTTGTTGATGTATCTCCAAAAATAAAGTTTACAGCTTGTCTTGCATTTAAAACATTAGCTTCTAAAACATCATCAACTCCATCAGTTAAAGCAGTACCACCAGCATTTGTCCATGCATAAGCACCATCAATATCAATTGAAAAATCTCTCAATCCTTCTAATATTTCTTTAAATCCAGCACTTTCTTTATTTGTAATTTCTCTTGGTGAATGATTAACATTCAACGTACAGTTTTGAGCAAATGCAACAAGATTATTTGTTGATGCACTATAAACTTTTATTTCAGTTCCATTTAAAATAGCCATTTTTTTTCTTTTTTATATTAATTAATTATTTTCTTTAGCAATTTTTTCTTTTGCCTTTTTTTCTTTTTTTTCCTTTAAGTAACCATTCTCTTTTAAAAAAGCAATAGTTTCTTCATTTCTTATTTCTAATATGCTCCCAGCTTTATTTATTTGCCCAGCATATCTCCAGTCTTTACTTAATTTTATTTTCATATTATTTTCTTTTAACTTGTTGGATTAATTTGTCTAATCTCAAAATCTAATGCTTTTCTATAAATTCCAGCATCACCACTTGTATCATCAAAAATATCATTATAGCTTTGAAATTGACTTGATTGTATTTTAATTGTAGCATATTCTGCTTCTGTAATTCTATCCATTGCAATTCTAATTTTTTTTGCTAAATCAGATGCTTCTGAATATGTTTCACTATAACAAGAAATCATTACATCATTAGTATCTAATGTTGATGGTCCTTCTTTAGTATCATTTGGTTGAACCCCAGTAACATCATAAATAATAAAAGGAAATTCAGTTGTTTGTGGAGCAACGTTTGGAAATATTCTTGACTCCACTAATGCTAAAACATCAGAATCATTTGACAAAATATTGAATATTGCTTTTCCTATTTCCATTTAATAACCAAATTTACCATATTTCTGTAACTTTTTTTCATGACTTTTAATTGCTTTAGCCATCACAAACTCAGCATCATTCATGCTGCTTTGTGTTGCTTTTAAATAATTACTTTGCCAAGCTGGCTTTATAAATGGCTGATCTTTTCCAAATCCTCTTCCTCCAAATTTAACTTCACTACCATATTCAATCCAAGCTCCATAATACCCACTCTTATCTTTACTTTTAAATCTACCTTTTACTCTTGGACCAACAAAACCACCTAAATATTTTTTACTTGCTCTTGTTGTGAAATAGCCAATACTTCTTTTTAATTGTTCAGTTCTTTTAACATCCTTTTGATTCTGTTGTCCAGTTAAGCCATTAAGATTTGATTTTGCACCATCAATAAAAGGCTTACTATTTTTTTTCCAAAACTTTTGCCAAATAGAATTTTTCTTAACTTGTTTAGGTAATTGCATAAACAAATCATTTAATTCTTTTGTTCCTAAAACTGTTATGTTTGACTTAGCCATTAATCTTTATTCTCACAAATTATTTCTAAAAATGCATCTCTACCATCAATTTGATTTATAACTTTTGCAAAGTATTGTTTACCCTCATAATCAATTCTTGATTGTAAATTTAAACTTCCCATATCTAAATTTCTAACATAAACATGGAGCTTTGTCATCCCAGTTATTTTTTCACTTTGATCAGTTCCTTCACTACCTCCTTTCCATTCTACATATGCCCAAACCTCTCTAAATAAACTATATGCTCTTGTAAGCTCACCATAAACATTAGCAGTTGTGCTTACAGAATAAATCCTTACTCTTCTATCTAATTGTCCAATTAGCATCATCTAACAACTTGCACTTTATAGGTATCTAACAACCATTTAGCTGATTGTGGCATCTCAGTTGTTGTGCGACCAGTAATAACTGACATTCTGTTTTCATACCAGTTTCCGAGAGTCAAAAGAATAGCTTGTTTAATAACATCTGGAACATCACTTGCAGCACCATATCCAACAGTATATCTACATTCAACAGCATCAACTCTTTGAGCAATACTTGGCAAAGTACCATCAACTACTAAATTAATTTGACATGGCTCAAACTCATTGTTTACAACATAATTAGTATTTGCCCAAGTTTGTTGTGCATTATCAGAATCATAATATTTAACATGAGTAACTGATTTAACCTTGCTTTTAAATAATTCATTTAATCCATTAAAACTTGTTGATGTTTGATTAACAACAGTATCTATAAAAAATCTATTTGTGTACTCTTCACTCACTTGAGTTGCAGCAACAATTAAATTAGTAATCAAAGCATCATCTGTTGTAATATCCACTTTTAAATGCAATTTAGCTTCAGTTAAACTTACTGGATAAGTAGATGCTGGAGTTACTACTTGATAAGTTCTTTGTTCTTTTATTAAAGTAGTATCAAAATTATATGGAAAGCAATAGTTGTTCATATTATTTATTTATAAAAAAAGGGATGATGGTAATTCCACCACCCCTTTCTTGAATTAATTATTAATTATACTATTGTAAAGATGTATATTTAACAAAAGATGCTCCATCAGCAACACCAAAATCAACATGATTATTCATCACTAATCTAACCTCATTATTAGTAGCTCTTGAATAAGGATCAACTAAAATATTAGATGGTCCAAATGTAGCCATGTAAACTCTTGAGAAATCACCAAATAAACCATCAGCTGATGTAGAACCAGAAGATGCTGGAGCTGATGAGAAATAACCATCATATCCCATTAATTTATCATCAACATAAGCTGGATAAACAGAAGCAACTTGAGCACCAGATTTTAATATTGAATACATTTTCCAGTTATTTACAAAAGCTAAATTTCCATCTAATCCATGATCATTAGCAATTGTTTGAATTGCAGTAAGCATGTCTTCAACCATACCAGCACCACCAGCTGTTGTTGATTCAGTAAATGTTAAAGTTCCAGTAGTTTGAACGATAGCAGCTGGAGCATCAGAAACAGATGTTGAGCCAAACATAGCAGCATCAATTTGAGTTGCCATATTTCTTCCCATATCTCTCATTACAGCAGCTTCAGCAGCTGGACCATTTTGTGCAAGTATAACATTAGAAAGGTTAGCATATCCAGTTAATCTTTTTGGAGTTAAAGTTACTTTTCCAAAATTAGCACCACCATCAGCAGCAGCAGCAACTTCAGATTTCCAACCAACAGTTGAGCCTCCAGCAATTGGAAGAACAGTATCAGCAGCAACAGTTCCTAAATCTTGAATTCCAACTCTATTATAAAGACCAGATGCTTGTAAACTATCAATGTAAGCACCAACAGATGTTGGAGCAATTGCAGAGTTAGTTTGGTCAATAGCTCTTTTTTCAGTCATGAAAGAAGGTAATCCAATTCCTTGTAAACCTTTTCTTGCTTCGTTTTGAGCTTCTTGATGCATCTCAGCTTCTAAACCAGTTAATTGTCCACCATTTCTGATTTCATTAACAGCTTTAAATAAGCTCCATCCTCTTGTAGCTTTGTCAGTATTTACAGAAGAAACTTTTGCACCAGTTGATGCAGCAGCTAATTTCAAATTGTTTTCTACTTTTTCAGCTCTTGTGATGGCAACATCATTGTCATCAATTTTTGTAAGAATAGAATCCATGTTCTCATTCTCTTCTTTAGTTAAATCACGTTCTTCATTTTCAGCAACTAACTTGATTGATTCAAGCTCACCAATTAAATCTGAACGTAATTCTTTTAATTCTTTAGAATTTTTCATTTTTTTAATTTTAATTATTTAATTATTTTCTTTTTTTTAATTCAATCTTTAGTTTTGCTAATGAACGGCTAACTAAATATTTTTCTTCTTTTACTTCTTCTATTACATCAACCTTCTTTAATGTTTCTTTATATTTTTTATGACTTCTTTCTGCAACTTCTAAATCTGATTCAGCTTGAGAATATGCTGGATAAGTAACTGGACTAACATCATATAATCTTTTAATCTTTTTTATAGTTCTTAA